CTCAACTTTCTGCAAAAGGATTATTCCAATTGGGTAGCTTAAAAAACCAGGGAATTCCCCGCGTGGTCATGACTCGCGTGGGGGATCTCACCCCTTACGCAAGAAACGCAAGAACGCATTCAGACGAGCAGGTCGCGCAGATCGCTGCGTCGATCAAAGAGTTTGGTTGGACAAACCCGATCTTGGTTGATGGCAAGAAAGGTTTGATTGCTGGCCACGGAAGATTGGCTGCGGCTCGGAAACTTGGGATGGAAGAAGTTCCGGTGATAGAACTAACCCATCTTTCCGAGACTCAAAAGAAAGCGCTGATTCTTGCTGACAACAAACTAGCGTTGAATGCCGGATGGGATGCGGAGCTATTGAACCTTGAGCTCGAAGAGTTGGAGCTTGAGGGCGTAGATTTAAACCTAGTTGGTTTTGGTGAAGAGGAAAGAGACGCGCTAAGACCAGAGGTTGTAAACGAAGGGCTTACAGATGAGGATGCCGTACCTGAGACTCCAGAGGAGCCTATTACCAAGCATGGGGACATTTGGATACTAGGCAAGCATAGGCTTATGTGCGGTGATAGTACGAGCGTGGATGCGGTGGATAAGCTCATGAACGGTGATAAGGTGAATTTTATGTTTACTAGCCCGCCTTACAACGCAGGGGATTCAGAAAAGTTATCTGGCAATACGCATACAACCGACAATAAATACGCAACATATAGAGATGACAAAACGCAAGATGATTATTTGGAATTTTTGCGTGGATTTACAAACGCATGGATGTGGGTAAGTAGTTGCATGGCGATAAACATTCAGCAATTAGCCGGCAATAAAATCGCTTTTATAGATTACCTTTCCACTTACAAGAATCATTTAATTGACATTGCCATTTGGGACAAAAAACATGGTGCGCCACAAATAGCAAAAAACGTCATGTCTAATAGGTTTGAATACATTATTTTTTTAGGGCAAACAGAAAATCCATCAAGATCCATTCCAACGGCAGACTTTCAAGGAACAATTCAAAATGTCTACGAAGGTAATCCAAATAGAAATAATGAATTCTCAAACATTCATGCGGCGACATTTCCAGTAGATTTCCCTGAGTGGGCTATCAATTCATTTACAAAAAAAAATATGATTATTGGAGATGCTTTTGGCGGGACTGGAACAACCTTAATCGCTTGCGAAAAAACTGGGCGCTATTGTCGGATGATGGAACTAGACCCAAAATACTGCGACGTCATCGTTAAGCGATGGGAAGAATTCACCGGACAGAAAGCGAGGCTCGAAAATGCAGAGGAAATATCCACCTGAAGTTCATTTGGTACACGGAACAAAAGGCGAAAACACCGGCGTACCATTGCCAGAGAAAATTAAGATCCGCGTACCGTTCGCTGAGTGGGCGGACGATCCAACCCTCTTTAGCCGAGAACGGTTTGTTCGTGAGACCGCCGACTATCTGTATACCGTCTATGGTATCGGCTCCGATCAGGATCGCCACACGCTGATGATGCTTGCAGATCAAGTGCAGCTTTATATTGACGCTCGAAAAGAACAGGCCAAGCATCCGCTGGTCGTAAAGACTAACGGCGGCAAGACACACGCCCCTAACCCTTACATATCCCTTGCTAACAAAGCGATGGAAAACGCAGTCAAGCTAATGAACGAAATGGGGCTTACGCCTCGCTCGAGGCTGGCCGCAAACAAACTCGAGGATGGCAGCAAGATGGGCGAATTCCTGTCCGGTCCTAAATTCGGAACATGAGATTAGAAGATGGCATTACTTACGCAGCGGCGGTAGCGAAAGGCGAGATCAACGCTTGCCGAAACGTACGGTTAGCTTGCCAGCGGTTTCTTAATCACCTAGAAAACAAAGAGTGGGAATGGGTATTTGATCCCGGGCCGGTCAATCACTTCCTACAATTCACGAGTCTTTGCCGGCATGTAAAGGGCCAATGGGCAGGGCAACCTGTAAACCTTGAGCCCTTTCAAATACTCATCATCTGCGCGATCTACGGATTCCGTCTTAAGCGGGATCGGTCTAAGCGCATGGTTCAGGATGTCATTGTTTACATCCCGCGCAAGGCAGGGAAATCAACGCTTACCGCTTTGATCGCGCTTTACGAGCTCGCCTTTGGTGACGCGGGAGCGGAGGTTTACACAGTCGCTACTAATCGAGATCAGGCAAGCATTGTTTTCACGACTGCTAAAGGTTTCGTTGAAACTATGCCTAGAGAGGTTTCTAGCCTTTTTATCCCCGGCAAGTTCACGATAGTGAAGAACGGCGATTCTCAATCGATGTTCAAAGCGCTCAGCAGGGATACTAAACGAACGGGTGACGGGCTCAATCCGTCTTGCGCGATCATTGACGAGGCTTCTCAGATCATCGACAGGAATACGATTGAGGTTTTGCATTCTGGGATGGTAGCGCGAGCGAATCCGTTAAGGCTATATATAACCACCGCTTCTTTTACCCGCGATACAAAGTTCTTTGAAGATCTCCAGGTGATGGAGCATATTCTTCACCAGGATGTACCCGATAACCCGCGATGGTTTGGGTTGCTTTATTCGTTGGATGCTGGCGACGATTGGCGCGACGAAAAGACATGGGCAAAAGCTAATCCCATGCACAATATCTCTGTTAGTCACGATGCAATTGTTGCGAGATGCGAAGAAGCGAAGATTAAACCCGCTGCGCTTAATGAGTTTCTTTGTAAAACGCTTAATGTTTATGTGTCAGCCGAGACAGCCTGGGTTGACCGTACACATTGGGATGAATCCGTAGGACTGACAGAAAGAGAACCTGAAGCGGTATTTATTGGTTTTGACCTAGCGGCGACACGAGATTTAAACGCAGTTTGTACGCTAAAAAGGTTTGCCGAAGACGATTACGAAGCCGAATGGAAATTCTTCCTTCCCGAAGATGGGTTTGAATTACTGCCGACTCATTATCAGGATATTTTTAGGCAGGCGATCAATTCGGGGATCTTGCACATCACTGAAGGCAATGTGATGGACGACAGAGAAATTTCGGCGTATATTATTGGGCAAAGCCAAAAATACGACATAAAAGAAGTTGGCTATGACGCATATAATGCAGCGGCTTTGGTAGCTAGACTCTACGAAGTCGGAATGCCAGTTAAAAAAGTCGGGCAGGGAATGGCGGTTCTTAGTAACCCGTCAAAACACGTTGAGCGACTGATACTAGGCCACAAGATTAAACACGATGGCAACCCATTCTTAGGACATCAATTGGGCAATTGCGAAGTGTTTACAGACGTTCAGGGCAACATTAAGGTCAAGAAAGCCGGTGTGGATCGTCACGCTAAGGTTGACGGCATTATTGCCCTGATTATTGCGATGCACTGTAGTCTGGACAATCCAATGCCATCTGAATCATACGGATTCAGAGTTTTCTAGGGGTGAAAATGGGCTTATTCGACATATTCCGTAAAAAAATAGCCGATAATAGTAGCAATTCGCTCTTTGGCAACACTGTTTTAGGCAACAACGTCATGCTCCGTGGCAAGGGGCAGGGCTACGGATCTAACCAATTACTGTATGTAACGACCTCTGCTGTTAATGAAGCAGGGCGAACTGTCGATATAACGACACTTGCTAGAAACTCGACGGTTATGGCTTGCGTGGGAGCAAAAGCAAGGTCTTTAGCGCAGCTTCCGATCAAGATCATGTCTAAGCAAGCTGACGGCACGTTTGTAGACACACAGACCGATCCTAGTGTGCCTGAGCGTGAAAAAAGCCGCGCATCTAGCGTTCTTAATCTTCTTGCAAATCCTAATAATTTCCAAAGCCAGTATGAGTTTTGGTATCAGTTCACAATGTGGCATGAGCTTGCAGGCGAAACATTTGTTTTGCTTTGGCGAAAGAATGCAGAAGATCCAACACAGATACCTTTAGAAATATACGTCTTAGATTCGACGTTAATCGTGCCAAGGATCTCGGAGACGCGTTATCCGTTTTACACGCTTACCAGTTCGTCTTACGGATTTAACAAAGACGAACCGCTCAAGTATTTCCAAGTCATGCACACAAAAAGCGAGCCGTGGCAAGGCTCAAGTTCGTTTAACCGCTTGCAAGCTGTGGAGTTGGTTTCGCTAGATCAGGATATTGATCTCTACTCTAACTTTATTATGCTGAACGGCGCAAAGCCATCTGGTTTGTTCCGCACCGAGCAAGTCATTCCCGACTCAAAGTTTAAAGAGATCGCATCCCGTCTTAAAGAAGCGTGGACGAACATGCTTAATAGCCAGCCCTCGGATCAAAGCAAGCCAGGGCAGTCGATGTTGTTAGATCAGGGCATGACTTACGAAGCAATCAAGCCTTTAACCCTTCAAGATGTGGACGCTAGAGAGCTTAAGAAGCAAACCATGACAAGGATTTGTGGATTGTTTGGTGTTCCTCCTGCGATGATCGGAGTCGGAGAATCTAAGTACAACAACACACAAACGATGCTGGATGAGTTTTATAAATCGACGATGATGCCGTTTATTACCAATATTGAGCAAAGGTTAAAATTAGCTTTGCTTAAAGGTTATCCAAATCTACATATTCAGTTTCAGACGCAAGATTTCCTAAAAGGTGCGCCATTAGACCAAATGAATTATGTGGTTGCAGGGGTTAAGAATGGGATTCTTACGCAAAACGAAGCTAGAGAATATCTTGGACTTAATAATCTCGATGGCGCTGATGATTTGTTGCTTGCCGCTGGTGATACTAGTCCTATCTCCGGTAGTTCTCCGCAAGACACTGGAGGCGGCGGCAACCTTAAAGTTGTTGGCAGAACGGGACGCGCAGGAAATGCTTAAAGAACTGCTAGAGAAACTCAAGGCCGCGGCAGACAAGAGAAAGCCAAAACCTAAGTTGGTAGACGGAAAGATTAAGGAAAGGGAGCCGATAAATGGCTAAAAATGTCACTTTTTTCTACGAAGCCAAAGTTGAGTTAGGCAGAAAAGCCGACGAGGCAACGGGCGAGCCCACGGGCGAAATAGAAGCAACGCTTACAACCTGGGGCGCAAGAGAAGGCGCAGACGGTAGACGGTTCTTTTACACGCCAGAGGCTTTTCAAAACTGGCACGAAATGTGGCAAGAGTCAGGCAGACCGCTGCCGATGTACTTTCAACATTCAAGCGACATGATGCCCGTCGGTGAGTGGTCGAAGTTTGATATCAACGAAGAAGGTATGACCGGAACTGGAAAGATTTTCCTAAATACCACGGCAGGATCGGATTTATATACAATCATGCGCGAAAGCCCACGGATGGTCGGCGGTGTATCTGTTGGTGCTTATGCTGATGAATATCAGATGGTGGATGAAAATGGCGAGCCTACAGACGATCCCGACATGTTTTTTCAGATCGTCAAAGGTGGTTTAGCCGAGGTTTCTATTGTTATGCAGCCGAATAATCCAAAGGCTGAGATCAGTAGACTTGAGTATTGGATGGACAATAAGCCCAATCCAAGAGTAATCGAGAAGGCACTGCGTGAGGCAGGGCTTTCAAGAAAGGATGCCACCGCTGCATCCGCATTGCTAAAACAGATTATTGAACAACGTGACGTTGAATCTGTTAAGCAACCCGCTAACCCGAGTGATTCGGACGCAGCGGTGAAACTGCTAGAAGCGCTTGAATACAGAGAGCTGCTGAAAGCAATCGCAACCCGTTAGGAGATTTAAAATGTTGGATAAAGTCATTGAAAAACTGGATGCAATCGAAGCATCCAACGCTGCCAAGCTGGCAGAAACCACTCAGGCTGTTGAAGCAAAAGTTGCTGAGGCTGTCGAGGCTGTTAAAACCGAAACCGAAGCAAAGATTGCCGCGTTGGAGGCAAAAGTTGCCGCTCCTTCTATCATCCGTCCTATTCACAAGACTGTCCGTGGCGAAGCAAATCGTCGCTTCCGTGATGTGCTTAAGGAATATGTGAAGGGTGGGAACAACATTGAGCGCGAGATCAAGATTTTTGAATCTGTCGATCAGTGTGAAGCCTACATCAACGAAGCCTCGGCTCTTACAGGCTCAGGTTACGATGTTGGTGGCCGCACCGCTTACGATCCTGTATTCGCTGCAAAGCGTCTTGGAAACCCATTGTTGGGTTTGTCGCGCATCGTCGCAACTGATGGTTCGGCTTATCAGTTCCGCGTCAAGACCGGCAACGCAGGCGCACAGTGGGGCTACACCGTTCAAAACAACGGCGCATCCACGACTGAAGCCACGAGCATCTGGCAGGTCATTCTTAAAGACTTGAATGCTCAGTTCCCGATCCGTACGGCAGCGCTTGATGACATTGACGGTTTAGAGCCCAATGTCGTTGATGACATGTTGATGGAGTTCCAGCAGGCAATGGCAACCTCGGCGATCCAAAATAACGATCAGTCGGGAACCGGAACCTCGGTAACAACGGGCGGTGCTGACGGTCTGCGCGGTTTGGATCAGTATGCAGGCGCAAATGCTTCCTACACCGGCGGTACTTGCTCGACAGCTTCGTTTGGAACTTCGGGAACTGCAACCAGTAACGGTTTGCATAACCTGGCTACTTACGATCAGTTGACCACGAACGCCAACACGGTCGCGGCTAACAATATTGTTTACAAAGACGTTGTAAACTTTATTTACAGCCTGCCACAGCAATATTGGACTCCCAGTGCAGCGTTCATGATTAACCCGATCCTGCTTCAGGGCATCCGCGGTCTTGTGGACGATCAAAAGCGTCCGATCTACATCGACGGTCTTTCCAGAACTGATGGAATCGTAGGTGAGTTGCTTGGGTTCAAGGTCGTTGTTAACAAGTATGTTGACAACCCCAGCCAGCCCACTACCGGCGCAGCAGGAACGACCTCCTACTATCCGATGTACTTTGCGGATTGGCAACAGTTCCACACAATGGTGATGCGTTTGTCGATGGTTCTCCGTCGCTACGATCAGACCCTCCCAGGTTCGATCACGTTCTATGGCGAGACTCGCGCAGCTACTTCGGTGCGCGATCCTAACGCTGGTGTTCGTTATCGTTCGACCGCTACGGCTGCTTGATAAAAGAGGGCGCAAGCCCTCTCCCTTTTGGAGAGACTATGAAACATGTGATTTTGGAAGGCTTGAAAAAGGCTCTCCACGAGGGCAAAAGCACTGTCAATCTCGCGGAAGCCTCAGCCCTAACCGGCTCAGGCAGCGGGGTTGGCGGTCGCGTATTTAACGAAAATGTATTTGCATCTCTTCGTTACTGGAATCCATTTCGGGTCTATGCCAATCAGACAGTAACGGCAGACTCGGATATTCAGTTCACGGTTAAGACCGGTAATGCGGCAAATTCTACAAACCCGTGGGGTTACACGGTTAACGCGAACTCAGGTTCACCCAATATCGCTACATCCATTTGGCAACTTCCGATGCGTGTTATTTCCGCTCAAATGCCAATTCGTGCCGCGGCGATAGATGACATCAACGGATTAGATGCAGCGCTTGTTGAAGATCTCGCAATGGAGTTTAGCCAGATCGAAGCTGCGTCGATGGCAATCAATAACGATCAGGCAGGCTCTACAACAACCTCTACAGGCGCGACAAACGGCCTTAGAGGCTTGAAGATGTATCTTGGAACCGCAGGATCATCTGCTGCTTACGGAACGTCAGGAACGGCCATTACAGCCGGTATACACACTCTTAATACGGTCGGTTATGCACATTCAGGCGGTATTGAATGGGAAAGCCTTGTAGACGTTGCGAGCGCTCTTCCTGGGCAGTTTTGGAGAATGCCAGGAACCGCTTGGATGATGCACCCCACTGCGATTGCCACATTGCGAAAATATACGCATGGCGGCAATTCGTATGCGCTTGTGGAGACAGGTGAAAAGGATGAAGGCCCAGGCGTAAACATTATGGGCTGGCCGGTGATTGCGAATCCTTACTTGGATGCGCCCGCAATCGGCGCGATTCCAATCTATCTTGCAAATTGGCCGAGGTTTATGTGGATCGTGGATCATTCAGAGATGACGCTTCAGCGGATGGAGCAGACCCAGCCTGGGACGATTACCATTTATGCTGAGAAGCGGATGGTTTCGACCGTTCGTGATGTGACTGCTGGCGTTCGATTGATCGGAACCTAAGATGCCATCACAACTGCAAGGTAACTTCGGAGCGGGTTCTAGAAACCCGTTCAACTACGCAAAAGTAATTCAGAGTAATCGAGATCCGGTTACTCAATGGCTTACTTACGACGAAATCACCAACCAGTTGAATTTATTTCAGGATGAAAGCCAAGACGATTATCTGGCTCAATTAGAACTTGCCGCCAGGATGGCAATAGAAGACTATCTCGGCGTTCCGGTGTTCAATGTGACCTATGAAGCCTCGTACATGATTTCGGGGCTTATGGCAGCTCCTGTAAGTCTTGATCTTCCTGAAGTTTCACAGAATGGTGTCACGATCAATTGGGTGAAATATTATACAGATGTAAATCCACCTGTGCTTACGACAATTGCAAGCACGAATTATTATTATGACCCGACAGGTAATAAGGTGGTTTTGTTCGAGGTTCCCAACAACATCAACACCTACATGACTGCTCCTATGCTTTGTCAGTACACCTTACAAGGCTCAGTCATTGGTCAGTATCCTGTGGTCAAGCAAGCCGGTCTCATGCTTCTCACGCACTTGTACAACAACCGCTCTGCAACGTCGGCAGAAAATTTGAAGCAGATTCCGTGGGCGATTGACCAATTGCTCAGACCTTACAAGCCTTTGGTGATGTAATGGTTTTACGCGTCGATGAGATAAGCATCAATAACCTGTCGTTCACCACCACAAATTTAGGTGAGCAAACGACGACAGAGACGCTTTGGTTCAAGACGCGAGCAAAAACCAAGTCAGTTCACAATCGGATTCGTACATTAGAAAAGTTCAGGCAATACGACAATATGATGGACTTTATTGTGAACTACACGCCAAATATGCGTACGATCTCGGACAATCAAGAAGATTACTCAATTACATTTAGAGGAAACAGTTGGCGAATCGCAGAGGTTTACGAGCACGATGACAGACAATGGGTCTCGCTGATGTGTTACAGAAACGAACCTAGCGTGGCGGTCTAAGATGGGGCAAAATAGCGCGGTAACGTATGCTCAAGCAATACAAGCGCAATTAGTCACAGTTTGTACGCCGACTCCAGTTTATGCAGTTTTCAACCGTAACTTTGCAAGCGAACCGACTTTTGTAACTTGGCAGCTTAGAGATGTGCATCAGCCGGTTTATACAGGGCCGCAATCGGTGAAGGGTATAGATCGGCCGGTGTTTCAGGCTACGGTTTTTGCACAGTTAATGGCAAATTGTTTTAGTAAAGCTCAACAAATTGTGAATGCTTTACACGGATACCAAGGAACATTTGGCAGTTTATTTTTTGTGTCAAAAGTCGATGTTGATTGGCTTTTCCACACATACGATAATGACAGTAAGTTACATCAAATCGTTCTTGATTGCACTTTAGACATTCCTGCGTGAGGTGAAAAATGGCTCTTCCAACTAAAGTATTACCTGGCTTTTCAGCCTCGCTGTATTGCCAACCAACTGCTACACCAACTCCGCTGACAACTGCAAACCTGTCAGTTGTTGCAAGCGTTTCCGCGATTGCGGTTTCGGCAAATCTTGTTCCTGTAGAGGCGATCCCTTCTTTTGGACAAGATGATGCAGTTGCAAACTTTTCTGTTGCTGGTTCGCGTCAATCCGACAAAATCCCCGTTCAATCTGCTCCAACGTCTTTGACATGTGTAGCGGCATGGAATCCGTCAGATACGGTTCTCCTTTTACTCCGCGGCGATGCTTACAACGGTACGATTGATCGCACGTTTGTTATCGCAGCAACGGACGGCACAAACATTGTCTATTACGCTTTCAACGGTCGCGTAAGTCAGTGGACAATTGATCCTGCTCCAGGTGCTGAGGCTCAGGTAACATTTACCATTCATCCGAGGGGCAACCAATATGGATGGTCAAACAATGTCTGAGTTTCTTGAGGGCATGAAGGGATACTATGGCGATCTTCATCAATACGCTAAAGGGCATCCCTTTACCCTTCAAGAGGTGGATGCCGCCTTATCGGAAGCCGAAGCCGCAGATGCAGTGTGCTTGGAAATCATGAGGCAATATGCAGCGAGCGAGTGAAGATCTGCTGAGTTATCTGATCGGCCAAGCCCAGAGCGGTGCTAAGAACTGGTTTGGGTATCCTCAACAACGGCTCATCAACATTGCTTTATGTCATCAGATCGCGACGCATCACGCTGACTGTATGTCTCCGGATGAGATTGTTGATTATGTTTTGAGACTAAACGACCAAATATTTAAGCGTATTGTCACTAATGGGCAAACTTGAGGCCAAGGGATTCAAGCAATTTGAAGACTCTCTTTTGTTGCTAGCCGAGGAATTTGGCACTACAAAAGCACGACGCTCCTTGCTCCCCGGTCTTAAGTCCGCAATGGAACCCGTTAAGGCGGCGATTAAGGGAAGGGTTCCTGTCGACACTGGCAAGCTCCAGTTAAAAGTTAGGAACGGCGCAAAAGTAGCAACCCGCAAAGACAAAAACAAAAAGTATCTGAGCCGAGATACCGTGGCTTTTGGTTTTGTCGATGTCGGCGTTGGCTATCGAGACGAGAAGGGCGAATATCGTCCTGCCGCCGAAGCAATAGAATTTGGCACTGCTGAACAACCAGCAAGACCATTTATCAGAAATTCTTTTCAATCAATGGCGACATCCGCTTTAGATCGTTTGGGCGCTCTTATGAGTGCTCACATGGATTTGTGGGCGGCAAAACAAAGAGCAAAGGCTAGAAAATGAAATTACAAAATAGATTTGGAAAGTCGTTTCAACGGCAAACTCACGCTGAAATAGATTTTGCCGGTCATAAATTACAGGTATATCTGCCAACTCGAAAAGAAATGTTGGGGTTAGAAGAAAAGATTAAGAACCCACCAGATGCGTTAATAGATCAAGAATACGACAAACTAACTCAGACATTTGAAAAGCTATACAGAATAAATCAAAAGGTAGATGTCGAATTTGAAGAGGGCGATATTGTCGTGGAGGGTAGAAGTTTAAAGGAAGCGGCAAGATTTAAAGCTCAGTCAATCATGCAAGAAATTGCTCTCATTAACCTTGTTGGGTTTCAAGAAGGTGATGAAATGCTGGCGCTTTCCTATGAAGAAATATCCGAGACTTTTTCTGAGGCGCAGATCAAGTATTTGATAGATCTTATTCAGAAAGCCGTTAATCCTGATTACGAGGCCGTCGAAAAAAACTAAAGGGGTCGTTATATCGTCAGGTGAGGGCTGCATCAATTTTCAACGGCCAAAGCCCTCAAGCATTTGATAGCCTTGATGTAACGACCGTCCGAGAGTTAGAATTGATGTATCGAGATGGCATGATTGGAGCGAGACATAATTTAATGTTGATCTCGCATCTGATGGCAATCGTTTATAACGCATTGTCTAAGAGTCCAATGAAAAGCCGCGAATTTTTCCCGCACTTGGAGGCGTATTTTGTTCCTCCAAATTACATGACAAAACAAGAACGTGATTTCGTGGCATTTACTTCATTGCCAGGATTCAAATCAGAGTTTTTAGACATTCTTGGGGGGAATCGTGGCCGGTAAACTTATTGCAGCTCTACAAGTTGCTCTTGGTTTAGAGAGCGCACAATTTGTCCAGGAAGTCGACAGGGCAAAGCAAAAAACCCGAGAACTTAAGGTTTCAGTTGATGTCTTAGGATCTGCTGTTGGAGCCTTGCGTAGCCCATTGTTGTTAGCCGCTGGCGCTGCCACAGCTTTTGCAGCATCAATCTTCAAATCTGCTGATGCGGTAAATGACTTTGCCGAAGGCTCCGGATTGGCAATTCAAGAAGTTCTTGCGCTGCAATCTGCGATGGTGATGGCTGGCAAAGAAGCAGATAATGCGGCGCAAATGTGGGATAGGTTTTCGACCACGTTAGGGTCGGCAGCCGAGGGCGAAAAAGAACAAGCAGAGTTATTTAAGCAATTGGGTGTCAGTATTGCTGATGCTGGCGGGATGCTTCGTCCTGAGATTGATATTTTTAGAGATTTGACAGCCGCTCTTTCCGGAATGAGCGCGGGGGCAGAAAGAGCAAGATTACAGGTTCAATTGTTTGGCAAACAGTTTGCAAACATTGATATATCTAAGATAGACCAACTTTCACGAAACACAGATAAATTTAACGGCGAGGCAAAGCGCGGCGTTGAGACTATTGGAGACATTGGGGATGCCATAGATATTATGGTGTCGAAAGCGAAGGTTGGTTTTTTAAGTTTAGTTGGCAAAGCAAGAAACGCATGGGATAGCGTCAAAGAATTTTTAGGTTTTGCTCCTGAGCCTGCCGCTCCTGCTCCAATTGTTGGAGTTACCCAAGGTGGAAGACAGTCTGGAACCAGGGTTAAGCCTGTAAAAGACACAGGCGCAGATTCGGCGGCAAAAGCGCTTAAATCTTATTTGGAAGGCTTAGATGCTCAGATTCTCAAACTTAGAGAGGGCGAAGAAGCGGCATTGAGATTTGAAGCCGCAAAACAAGGCGGCAAAGCTGGCGTTGCAAAGATAGAGGAAATCATAAAACTGCGTCGTGAAGAAGCGGAGCAGCAAGAAGAACTTCAACGATTGTCGCGGGAAGCCTCGCAAGAATTGGGCGCGATGGATGATTTGAGACGGATGCGGCACGATCAAATCGTAAAGGATTATGAAAAAGAAATTGAATTAGAAAAAGAGCGTCAGCAAGTGTTTTTAGACACAATGACGCAAGCGGAAATAGCCGCTAATAAAGAATTGGCAGACATGGATCTGACTAAAAAAGAAAAGGACGAACAGACTCAGCTTTTAGAAGATCTGCGAGATGGATACAAGTCGCTAGGCACGACAATTGTGGATGCTTTTATGCAAGGCAAATCTGCTGCTGATGCTTTTAAATCAGCACTGTCGGCGCTATTGCAAAAGCTAGCCTCGCGTTCCTTAGATAAATTCTTAGATGCAATCTTTCAGCCAAGCATGAAGGGTGCGCCATCTTTGTTTGAAAACTTTGCTTCAGGCTTGCCAGTGATTGGAAGTTTATTTAGTCCACGCGCTGGGGGCGGTCCGGTCAACTCGGGAAGTCCGTATATTGTCGGGGAGAGAGGGCCGGAGTTGTTTGTGCCAAATATGTCTGGTCAAGTAGTTCCTAACTACGCTATGGGCGGCGCTTCTACAGTCAACAATTACAACATCCAAGCCATTGACGTTAAATCATTTGAGGATCGGCTGATGGGCAGCAATCGAGCGGTTTGGGCTGCCAATTCTTACGCGCAAAAGTCACTATCACCTAGAGGTCGAGCATGAGCTTCCAGACCATCCTAAATATCTCACAATCTATTTCGGTCAATAACCGAAGGATGGTTGGGCAGCAATACTCAAGATCAGGACAAGTAAGAACGGCGCAGTATGTAACTGCTGTTCCTTGGGTGTTTACTGTAAAGCCGCACGCGTTTCTTTACTATCCTCAAGTTAGGGATGTCATCCAAACGATTGACAATCTAGACAGACAAACCGCGGCGACGATTACATTTAACACAACTGAACTTCAGTGGTTTACCGAATACAAGGGCAGTCTTACTTCTGGTCAGGCATCCGCTTTGACATTAGCTAGTGCTCCGGCAGCAAACGCCACCACCATTTCTGTAGGCAACCTTCCTTCTGTTGCAAGCTCAACTGTGGTGTTTACGGCTGGCGATTTTATTCAACTAGGAAACTATCCCTATAAAGTGACCACACAGGTTCTTAGAGGCTCAGGATCAACCGTCAGCGTCACGATTCACAGGCCGGTAATAGGTACACCGTCTGCGGGAACATTAACGGCTGTGGGCGCTTCTTGCACGTTCTCTGTGGTTGCTGAAACTTGCCCGACTTACACACTAAAACCCATGACAAATGGCGCTTTTGTCGATTGGGATGCAGATTTTGTCTTTCGTGAGAATGTGCAATGACAACACCAATGACAGCGCTTTCTAGCGCAAGCATTACCCACGGCGAATTTGTAAAGCTAACAACTTCAACATCAACTTACACATTTTGCAATGCTGCCGCTGCGATTACGGTGGGCGGGAATACATTTACAAGCCTGGGAAGTCTTTTGTCTGTTGGCGCGGTGAATAGGGAGATTAAGGCGACTTCATCCGACATGGTGATTACCTTAATAGGAATTGATCCTACAAATATTTCCTTAGTTTTAGGCTCTAACATAAAAGGATCGACGGTCGAGATTTGGCGAGGATTTTTTGACTCTAATTATCAAATCATCACAAGCCCGTCTACGCAATTCTTTAAACGCTATCAGGGCATTGTTTCCAACATATCCATCACGGAAGATTGGGATGAGAATGCAAGAAGCAGAACGGCGACTTGTTCAATTTCATGCTCTTCTTTCCGAGCGATCTTAGAGAATCGAATAGCAGGAATAAAAACCAATCTCACAACGTGGCAGCAACGATATCCGGCAGACACAAGCATGAGCAGAGTTGCGGCTATTGCTGGTCAATACTTTGATTTCGGCGCTCCACCTAAATCTGGTTCTCAGTCCGATCCTGGAACCGTAACCGATGTGAGCGGTGGCGAGCTTTTATCTGGTGGAGGAGGAGGTTGAGAGAAGCTACAAAATACGACATACCGCATCTGTTAGAGATGATGCGTTGTTATGCCCAGGAATCTGGCGTTAAGATTTTGCAAGAAAAGCAAAATGAAGAACAAGTAAAAATGCTTTTCGACCAAATGATTCACGGCAGAGGATTTGTTCTTGTCGATGACAATCTTCGTGGATTTTTAGCGGCTTATGTCTCAGGAAACTTTTGGAATCGAGACGTTCGAGAATTGCACGAAGTAGCATGGTGGGTCATGCCAGAGTACAGAAGCTCAAGTATTGGCGGCAGGCTTTGGTTAAGGTTTAACCAACTGGCTCAATATATGCTAGATCAAAAACGTGTGCACATTGTGTGTACAAGTCTCATGCCAGCCAGCCCCGAAATAGATTACACGAGATACAAATTCAAGCCATTACAGGCGACATTCTTTCGAGAGTAAATCATGCCAGCATCGATTGTTTTAAGTGCAATGTATGGGTCAGCTGCGGCCGCGGCGACTGCATTAGGATCAATTGGATTAGCTGCGGCTACGTTTGCTATTAACTTTGCTGTCTCTTATGTTGTGACAAGAGCTTTTGGATCTAAACCCTCTGAAGCTCAGGACACAGGAGCAAGGCAACAAATTCCTCCTGCCAACAATAATTCTATTCCCGTGGTCTACGGTGATGCTTGGCTAGGTGGAGTGTTTGTCGATGCGGTTCTTTCCACCGATCAAAAGACGATGTATTACGTTTTAGCCATCAGTTCTATATCGTCGGATGCAAGCGCGACATTTACTTACGACCTGACGAAGTTTTACTACGGCGACCGCTTAGTGACTTTTGATGGAACCGATCAGACTAAAGTAGTGTCTTTGACTGACGGGGATACCCCTCCAAATGTTGATGACAAAATCTCCGGCAATCTGTACATCAGTCTTTACACTTCAACAAACGCGGGTGTAATTACGTCAGTAAATGGAACTGCGCCTAATGTATTTATGGGCGGCGCAGATATTGATGCTGCACTACGTTGGCCTGCATCAGGCAGGCAGATGAATGGCTTGGCATTTGCAATCGTCAAGCTCAATTACAACGCTGACGCAGGAACAACAGGACTTCAGCCGATTACGTTTTATTGCAAGCATTATCCAAAAGGTGGTGCTGTAGCAAAACCTGGAGATGTCTGGTACGACTACATGACAGATACCCGTTATGGCGCTGGCATGACGGGGCTAGTGGACTCTACGAGCGCAACCGCTCTTAATACATATTCGGATCAAACCATTACTTACACACCGTCAGGAGGTGGATCGGCCACACAAGCAAGATACAGAATAAACGGCGTTGTTGATACTGGGAAAACAGTATTAGAGAACGTCGAAAAGATGTTGGAGTGTTCAGATTCTTGGATGGCATACAACGCGGCTTCAGGTCTCTGGTCGATTGTCATCAATAAAGCAGAAAGCTCGACGTTTTCATTTAATGATTCAAACCTTATTGGCGAAATCAGAGTTTCGGCCACAGATATCAATCAGCAAATCAACCAAATACAAATTGAGTTTCCTTCCAAACTAAATCGAGATCAGCCGGATCTTGTTTATATGGAAACTCCTGCTGGCTTGTTATATCCGAATGAGCCAGCAAACAGACAGACAACAACATTAGAGTTCACAAACGATTCTGTGCAGGCTCAGTATCTTGGAAACAGACGACTAGAGCAGGCAAGAGAAGATTTGATTGTCACGATCACTTCTACTTATCCAGGCATTCAGGTTGACGCTGGAGATGTTGTAGATATTACAAATGCAGATTATGGCTGGACAAATAAACTGTTCCGAGTCATGAAAGTATCTGAGGCGACTGTAAGCGATGGTAATTTAGGCGCAAGTTTAGAATTATCTGAATACAACTCTCAAGTTTATGACGATGCAAGCATTACGGCATTTTCTGCTGCGCCTAACTCGGGGCTACCATCTGCTGGATATATATCAGCCGCGAATGCCCCTGTAATTGGTGATATTACTCCATCAGCAGCTCCTCCGACATTTTCGGCAACATGCACAATGCCATCTGTTGGGAGACTGAATTTCATTACGTTGTATTACACAACGGTGGCTAGTCCAGCGGCTACGGATTGGAAAGTCTGGGGCAGCGAAAAAAGAATCAACGGGCAAACATTTACCAATGGCTCGACCTTCAAATTTACGAATATTTCGTTAGCAGCGGCAACATATTATTTTGGGTTTGTGGTTGGGAATGAAGCGGCATCGGTTATTTCGTCAATTTCTACAGCACTAGTTTGGAATCCAACAGCGGGAGCCGGACCGACCGGCCCGACCGGAAGCGCTGGCCCCACCGGAGGAACTGGCCCCACCGGAGGGGGTGGCCCTACTGGCAGCGCGGGGCTTGTTGGAATAGCCTTTATCAATGCTTATTTAGTGCAATCACAATCAGACGCTGCGCCAACATTCACAACACCAACATCAGGGTCAGCGGTTCCCGCTGGATGGTCTTCAACAGCTCCTGCGGTTTCCATTGGGCAAGTTCTTTGGTACATACAGGGACGATATAACGCCAATGTAGTGACGGTCGATGGTGTACCGGCTAACTCAACGGCGTGGACAGGGCCAATCGCCGCATCAATCTTTCAAAGCATCAGATCGGACAATTACAACGGTCCAAACCCGCCGACAACGGCAAACTTTGGAACCGCAGGATGGTATTTAGATCAGCCAACGGGGAATCTTTATGCCAATGCGGCTTACTTGCGAGGCGAACTAGTAACCGGTGCAAGCGGCGCACAACGTATTGAAATCAATAAAACGGCTGCTAATAAAGTGGCTGTCTACAATTCCGCAAATCAATTACTGGGATATTTTGGTGGCACTGGTTTAGATACAGATCCATTGATAACGCTAAATCCCCAACTTGTTGCAAGCCCGATCTTTGGAACTTTTGCTGACGCTGTTTTAATTACATTGCCGAATGTATCAGCATCCTCAAATTACACCGCAGAAGGTATAGAAGTACAAACATCCGATGCGGTAGGCGTAAGCGGAACATTAGGAACATGGGACACTCTTGGCGGGATTGAATTTAGATCTGGCGCCATGGGCAGCATTCGCGGTACAGGTGGTCTATTCCCGCCATTTTACGGTGGAAATATTGGATATAAATACGGTTCAACAATTTCTGGCGGTCGCTTTTATGGCGGCAGTTCTGGATCATTAGAGGTTTTATTTTGTGACCCTAATTATGCAATTAACATTACCTCCGGAACCATTAGATATGGAAGCTATACGTTTCAAGCATTTACCGGATCAACCACTCAATTTTTGAGCGGTGACGGCTCATGGGCTACACCAACAGCGGTCGTGGCAAATTCGCTGACGATCAACAATAGTGGTTCAGGGGCAGCTTCTGGGTCAACGTATAACGGATCCGCTGCGATCACGATTAGTTACAACACGGTTGGAGCACCAAGCACAACTGGAGCTAATGCCAGCGGAACCTGGAGCATTAACATCAGTGGAAATGCTGGCACTGTAACTAATGGTGTTTATACAAATGGTACTTATTCAAACCCAACTTGGATAAGTTCGCTTGCAAGTAGCAAAGTATCAGGTCTTGCCACCTCGGCAACAACAGACACAACAAATGCCGCAAACATTTCCTCTGGTGTATTACCGGCGGCGCGATTATCCTCTTCGGCTCCATCGGTCGGAGCGTTGATTTATGATGGTTCAGCCACTGGTTGGTATTCAAATCTACTAACGTTCGCCAATACAAACTCTGGGCAAGCAACTGTTACTACAAGCAGAGAATTAAGTTTTCTTGGAAGCACATCTACAGGAATTGTAGGTGCTTATGTTGGAACGTCAGGATCTGGATCTACTGTAACTTTTACAATTCAAACAACATCTCCATCCGACCGAAGAATCAAGCAAGATATCGAGCCAATAGATTTTGGGCTTTCGTTTGTTAAATCGTTACAGCCCAAAACATTCAGATTAAAACAAGATCCGTCTCTAAGAGGCTTTGGATTTTGTTCCGATGACATTTGGCCGCTTACGGGAGATGGAACGTCACTTGTCATGCACGATCCCAAGGCAGAATCTGCTGGCATTGTTGGTCACGATACAATTCACTATCCTTCGTACATTCCGATTCTAGTTAAGGCTATACAAGAACTTTCGGCTAAGGTAGAATCTTTGGAGAATGAACTAAAAGCATTTAAGACATCATAAGATAGCCCATCGTTCTGCTGAGGGTACTTGGCGAACGTAATTTACCGAGTGAGGGAAACGTGGCAATCTTTTCAAAAAACACGTTGACGCAAGTCAGCGGGTTTGACAATCAAATTATTGCTGGTGAGTTGGTTTACAACCAAAAAACTTACTGGAATATTACTCTTAATAATGCAGATGGAACGCCAAGGAATTTGACGGGCGCAACCATTACGAGCCAAATTATCCGAAGACAGCTTTCCAATGTCAGAGATTCGCGCTACGGATTGACATTTGACATTGCAGACTTTAGCCCTCCTCCCACGGCTGTTAATTTAACAATTGCAAACCAAAGTCTGTCGACCGGATCTTTTACGCTGGTGATAGATGAATCAACTTGGTTGGTTCTTTCAACAGACACTGAGTTGGATATCAATGCAGAAAACCCAGTGGGTTTTTCGGGAAACATTACGGTTGCGATTCCTGCCAGTGGATCAACCCCAGCTCAAGATTTAATTGTCTTTTTGCTGTTTTTAGTTAGATCAAATGGGGTGACCAATTGAGCGTGAATGTAGTTACTGAAAACGACATTTCTTTGACGGTCGAGCAAAACAATCAGATTACTCTGACTATTGACCAAGGGATTGTTGGCCCCACTGGACCGTATGGTCCAACTGGGCCTGCTGGCGCGGGAATTGTCTTAAAAGGCGCGGTTGCGACCGTAGGCGATCTTCCGGCGGCGGGAAATAGCCCAGGCGATGCTTATATCGTATCTTCCAACGGTCATCTTTATGTGTGGAGCGGATCTGCTTGGGTCGATGCAGGGCAGTATGTTGGGCCAACCGGACCTACAGGCCCCACGGGGGTTGCCGGTCCAACCGGCGCTACTGGCGCAGCATCCTCGGTTGCCGGACCGACCGGCCCAACAGGGGCGCTGGGGAATAGCGGTCCGACCGGCCCGACCGGAGCAGCCTCATCTGTGGCAGGGCCAACCGGACCGACAGGCGATATCGGCGCGACCGGACCCACCGGAGCCGCCTCAACGGTTGCCGGACCTACGGGCCCGACCGGAGCAAACGGCGCATCTGGACCTACGGGGCCCACTGGTGCAGCAAGCACAGTTGCCGGCCCAACCGGACCCACTGGTAATGCAGGAACGGCTGGCCCGACCGGCCCAACAGGGGCGGCATCCACAGTCGCCGGACCAACGGGGCCCACAGGTGCTAGCGGAACGGCAGGGAATATTGGACCGACCGGACCGACCGGCCCTGCCGGAGGTGGTGGCAGCGCTATTACCGTCAAGGACGAAGGGACAACATTAACGACAAGCGTTACGTCGTTTGATTTTGTTGGAACTGGCGTTACGGCGACGGCTGTAGGCAATGATGTAACAGTCAATATATCGGCAGGAGTTGGGCCAACCGGACCGACCGGAGCATCTGGCCCGACCGGCCCTACCGGCGATCCTTCCACGGTTGCAGGGCCAACCGGCCCCACTGGAGCCGCAGGGGTTAACGGACCTACGGGGCCCACGGGGGCGGCATCCACGACTCCTGGGCCTACGGGCCCGACAGGGGATGTTGGCGCTACAGGCAACACTGGGCCAACCGGTCCAACCGGCCCTGCTGGGGGCGGGGGTAGTTCCATTTCGGTTTATGACGAAGGCTCCCTGCTTACATCTGGAGTAACGTCGTTTGATTTCACCGGATCTGGAGTTACAGCGACAGCCGCGGGAAGCGCTGTGACTGTTGCGGTTTCCGGAGGTGGAGGCGGCGGGAGTCCTAATTTAGATGGTGGTCTGCCTGATTCTAGTTACGCAGCAATAGATCCGATTGATGGAGGTACACCGTAATGCCCGTACAAATTCAGATGCGTCGAGGTACAACGGCGGAATGGTCAACAGCTAACCCTACGATGGCGGAGGGAGAGGTTGGGGTCGATACGACGCTTAATAAGTTCAAAGTAGGTAACGGCTCAACTGCTTGGAACTCGCTCCAATACGCGACCCTAACTTATCAAGGGGCGTATGCTGGAGGAACGACCTACTATCCCAACGATGTCGTAAGTTACAACAACTCCAGTTACATTTGTATTCTGCAAAGCACAGGCAATCTTCCAACCAACACCACATATTGGTCATTGCTAGCGCTTGCAGGGACAAACGGAACCAACGGAACATCATTTACTTGGCTTGGCGCATACAACGGCGCGACGGCTTATGTCGCTAACAATGTGGTGAGTTACAACAACTCGACCTACATCTGTATTCTGGCTTCGACGGGAAATCTGCCGACCAATACAACCTACTGGAGCTTGATGGCTTTGGCAGGCGCTGGCGATGTGGTTGGCCCTGCCAGCTCGACAGATAACGTTCTTGCGGTTTACGACGGGACGACGGGCAAGCTACTGAAGAACAGCACGATGGCGATTAGCTCGGTGGGTTATATCAACGCACCACAGAATAGCCAATCAGGATCGACTTACACGCTTGTTTTAGGTGATGCAGGTGACCATGTGCACTTCACTGGTGGATCTACGGCTACCTTGACAGTACCGACTAATTCATCTGTGGCTTTCCCAACGGGAACCACGATCCTAGTCGTCAACAACAACAGCGGCAACCTGACAATCTCCGGCGCCGGCGTGACATTCCAGCTCGCTAACGGAACCACAGGCAATCGCACCGTGGCGACAAAGGGCATGGCTTCATTGCTCAAGGTTGCGACCGACACTTGGTGGGTAACTGGGCCAGGAGTGACCTGATGGCTGGCGCACTTACGGCGATGGTGGCCTCCATCTTTTCAGGTGGAGTTGCTGCCGATCCATTTTTTGAATACACCACGTTGTTGTTGCCTGGGAATGGCACAAACGGGCAGAACAACAATACGTTCTTAGACGGTTCTACCAATAACTTCACCATCACCCGCAACGGGAACACGACACAGGGTACGTTCTCACCGTTCTCACAGACTGGGTGGGGGAATTATTTTGATGGTGGAAATAAATATTTATCGTTTGCTGGTGCTAATACTGCAAACGCTATGGGAACAGGTGATTGGACATTTGAGGCGTGGCTTTATCCTACTACCAGCGGGACTGATAGGAGTATATTTGATACTGAGGGACAAGGAACTATCACAACAGCTCTGCGTATACGATTAGGAACTTCTAATCAACTTATTTTGTTTGTAGGTGGAGTTGTTGCTTCGGGGGGTAATGTTCCAGCTAACACCTGGACTCATGTGGCAATATGTAAATCAAGTGGAAGTACTAGGCTTTTTGTAAACGGATCACAGGTTGGCAGCACGTATTCAGATTCTAATAATTATACATGTGGAGTTAACAGGCCTATTACTTGTGTAGATGGATATGCTTCATCAACCATAAATTATTATGGTTTTATTTCAAATCTTCGGGTCGTTAAGGGCCAAGGGCTTTTTACGGGAACATTTACTCCATCAAATCTACCTTTAGGTCTTACAACTGTTGGTAGTACTGGACCCGGTGTTCCTACTCAAAACATTACCGGCACTGTTTCTTTACTGACCTGTCAATCCAACCGCTTCAAAGACAACAGCACTAACAACTTCGCCACTACTGTAAACGGCAACCCCTCCGTAGTCGCCTTCTCCCCATTCAACCCCACTGCAAGCTGGTCTGCTGCGACCTATGGAGGGTCAGGGTATTTTGATGGTAGTGGAGATTATGTTCAGGCTAATGGGGCCAATCTTGCGGTCGGTACAGGAGATTTTACCCTTGAATGTTATGTTTATACATGGGTATTCTCCGGTGATCCAGGAATAATGCAAATCGGGCCTAGCGCCTATGCTGTGAATACACCGGCTTATACAAATAGTATAGGTATGTCTGTTACTTTAGGTGGCAACATTTTTTTCTACAACAATGGAAGCTATACTACCGGTAATGTTCCTATACAGGCGTACACCTGGAATCACCTGGCAATTTGCAGAAGCGGCACGACTCATAGATTATTTGTCAACGGTGTACAGGCTGCATCTGTAACAGATAGTTCTAATTACACTGGACAATTTTTTGGTGCCGGTGTAGGATATGGAACAAACTTCCCGTTCACCGGGTATATTACGAATGTACGGCTATTGCGTGGTACTGCTCTTTACACCGCAGCCTTCACTCCGCCTGCCGCACCACTCACCGCCATCACCAACACATCCCTACTACTCAACTTCACCAACGCCGGTATCTACGATGCTACAAGTAAGAATGACTTGGAGACGGTGGGGAATGCTCAGATAAGTACGGCGCAATATAAGTTCCCGCCAAGTAGTATGGCTTTTGATGGGACTGGGGATTATTTACTTATTCCTGATAACCCATCACAAAGAATTGGTACAGGTAATTTTACTGTTGAGTGTTGGGTGTATCGTAATGCTTCTGGAACATATGGATTGATTGGCAAGGGAACCGGAACGACAGGTTGGTTGTTATCGCTTAATAGCAGCAATCAAGTTGTTTTTACTTATGGATCAAGCACCATTACGTCAACAGGTACGATTTCAGCGACAACGTGGACACACATTGCTGTTGTCCGGTCAGGTACTGGCGCAAATCAAACAAAAATTTACATAGGTGGGACGAATGATGGGACGGGAACGGTAAGCACCGACTTTAACCAGACCAATGCAATGTATGTTGCTGCTGACAGGACAGGTGGAAGTAACGCAAATGCTTATGTGCAAGATACTAGAGTTACTTTATACGCTAGGTATTCAGCCAATTTCACCCCACCAACCGCAGCCTTCCCCGTTCAATAAGGACTAAATATGCTTTGGACAAAGAACGGATCAATACCTTACGAAACCACAGATGGTACGGAAGGCTGGCAACCAGCACCGGATAAGCCAGATGCTCCTGAAGGCAAGGAAGTGGTATGGCTAAACTGGGAGTGGGTCATTAGAGATCCCAAGCCACAAGACAGAGAAGGCTACCAGTGGAATTGGCAGCACGACACAAGAAGCTGGGTAGAGCGCAAGTGGGGTAATGCGGAAACAATTCAGCCTGAAGAGATTCTTGTTTTGACCACGGATCAGATGAGTAGTTTAACAACGGATCAAATCATTTAATTGATTGAAATACTTTGGCGAATGGACAAAACAAGATGAAAATTTGCGTTAACGCAATCTCAAAAAACGAAGCTCAGTTTGTAAAGCGTTTTTACGAGTCGGCCAAAGATGCTGACTTAATCATTCTTGCTGATACAGGATCAACAGATGGAACTGCTGATCTTGCAAGAGAATGCGGCATCACTGTTTACGATATATCCATCACACCGTGGCGATTTGACCTAGCAAGAAATGCGGCTCTAGCTTTAGTTCCTGCTGACGTTGATGTCATCGTGTCTCTTGATCTTGATGAGGTTCTTGAGCCTGGATGGCGGGAAGAGATCGAGCGCGTTTGGACTCCGGAGACTACTAGGCTTAGGTATAAGTTCGATTGGGGTCACGGCATTTTGTTTTACTACGAAAAGATCTTTGCCAAAAAAGGCTATAGATTCCATCACGCTGTCCATGAATACCCCGTTCCCGATCTCCGCATTAAAGAAATCTACGCTCAGACCGACAAACTTCTAGTTTCTCACCATCCCGATCCTACAAAGTCCCGAGGACAGTATCTTGATCTACTTAGAATGTCTGTTAAAGAAGATCCTAGATGCCCTAGAAACGCTTTCTACTTCGCCCGTGAGCTAACTTTCTATTCTTTATGGGATGAGGCCATAGAGGCTTTAAACGCTTATCTGAAGATGCCAGAAGCGACCTGGGCGAATGAACGGTGTTACGCAATGCGGCTTTTAGGTAAATCCTACGACGCAAAGCAAAATTACTGGGAAGCTCTAAAGTGGTATCGCATGGCGATTGCTGAGGCTCCAGGTACTAGAGAGCCGTGGGTTGATTTTGCGATGTCTTGTTATACCAAACACTTGTGGAAAGAATGTCACCATGCCGCTACAATGGCGCTGGAAATCAGAGATAAGCAGTTGGTTTATACCTGCGATCCTGAAGTCTGGGGTGCAAAACCTCATGACCTAGCTGCGATCTCTGCATTTCATTTAGGCTTAAAAGACGAGGCGATAAGACAAGGTAAAGAAGCGGTGAGACTTTCACCGGATGACCAAAGACTCGCTAGGAATCTTGAGCATTATGGACTCGCAGACATTACTTAATTTCTTGTTTGGTGCTGTATCAGCGGCTTTCGGATGGATCTTTAGAATTATCTGGGAAGCTGTAAAAGAAATGCAGCGCGATCTGCGAGACATAGAAAAGAATCTGCCCCACGATTTCGTTCTCAAGAAAGACTATGAAACTGACATTCACGACATAAAAGTCATGCTTTCTAAGATATTTGACAAACTGGACAACAAACAGGACAAATGATGTTTGAAACAGCATACGACAAGATGATCCAAGACGAAGGTGGTTACGTCTTACACAAAATCGAAGGTGATACCGGAGGTCAGACTTATGCGGGTATTGCAAGAAATAAAAACCCGAATTGGCCTGGGTGGGGATTTGTTGATCGTGGTGAAACACCACCAACACAGATGGTTCGTGACTTTTACAGAGTCAACTATTGGGATGCCATTCAGGGCGACAAATTAAATCCTATTGTCGCGTCGTCTATCTTCAACTTTGCTGTTAACGCTGGTGTTTCTGTAGCCTCCAAACTTGCTCAGATATGCGTTAAAACGGCTCCAGACGGCGTTATTGGCGCTCGGTCGGTAGATGCCCTTAACCGCATAGATCCAGAGCTATTTGTGGCTTCCTATGCCCTTGCAAAGGTTGCCAGATACAGAGATATCGTGATGCGCGATAGGACGCAAATTAAATTTTTGCTTGGCTGGCTTAATCGAGCACTTAAATTGTGAACATTCTTGGCATTTCATCTGTCGTTGAATCTGTCGGTAAGGTCATTGGAGATCTTCATACGTCAGACAAAGAACGGATGGAGCTTGAGTTAGAAGCAAAACGAATAGATCAGGCAATTGACCTTGGGCAAATGGAAGTCAACAAGGTCGAGGCGGCAAACTTTAATATCTTTGTTGCTGGCTGGCGACCCGCTATCGGTTGGGTTGGTGCGGGTGCAATGTTTTACCAGTTTCTTCTCTACCCGCTTTTAGTCTGGGCATGGGCATGGTTGCAAGCCGGAGACTATGTACCTAGAGAGGTAACCCCGCCTCCAATGTTAAACACGGAGGCTTTGTGGGTTATTTTGAGCGGGATGCTAGGGATTGCAGGCATGAGGAGTTTCGAGCGCGTGAAAGGTGTAGCTCGGTAAGTCGTTTCTTCACCATCTCCCCAATCTCCTCTCCGTGATGTTTAGCTATCTTTTCGATCAACGGAAGCCGCTGCGGACGAGGCTTCGACAAAAGCCAGTGAGCCCAATCCTGGATGACATACGGAAGAGCAGCTTCATAAGCCTCCTCAATTTCCTGTCGATCACTGGATTTCACCGCTTTGATGATCTTCAGCCAGTGACCACGCTCTAAAGGCTCGGTGTTTTTCGATGGTGTCTGGACACTCTGTGGAGGGTGGCTTCCAGCCGTGTTCTCGCCAGATGTCTTCCACAGGTCTAAAGGTTCTTGGGGATCGTTGGCTTTCAATCAATTCTTTCCAGTTCATAGTTTCTCCATTTGTTGGGTTACTTCATTTAAAAAAGCGACAACATCATCTTCTAGGCTTTTTATATCCTCTTCAGACGGCTCAAAACGCACCACAAAGAGCTGAAACTTGTCAGGCAGTCTAGGGTCAAACGAAACAAAATCGACCCATCTGCGACCCGTACAAGCCATCTGTGCAAGCATTTGGTTCTTGTACGTTGTGGGAACCTCTTTAGCTGTCAGATAAGAAATATGCGTCGCGGTTTTGGGGCATTTGATCTCGATTAGCCCATCGTCTCCGATCAACCCATCTGGGCTTGCAGCAAAGTTGGGGATGGTTGGATGATCTATTAAGCCTGTTTGCTCTACCCAGTTTCCTGTGTGAATTTGATAAGCGGCTCTTGCAAGCGGTTCGTTTGTTGTTCCCCATTCCATGTAAGAGTTTGTGTAAGACTCGGCTACAGTGTTTGTGAGACGCTCTGCGATGATGTCGGCAATATAGTTTGCTCGCGTAGCCGTTCCTTTTTTGGATCTTGCATCTGAAACACGGGAAGCTGTCACCTTCCCTAGCCTTGCAAGCCTCCAGGCATCCGAGCCTTGTTCAAAATGCGATGTCATCGTCATCAGTCTTTTTAGATTCTTTTTGACCAAGCATCTGCATTTGCTCGGCCACAATCTCGGTGGTGTATCTATCCACACCTTGTTTGTCTGTCCACTTCCGCGTCTGTAAACGCCCTTCTATGTACAAAGGCTTTCCCTTTTGAACGTACTTGTCGATAATTTCAGCCAATTTTCCGTAGGCAACGACACGATGCCATTCTGTGTCTTCCTGAGTTTGACCTTGTTTGTTTTTGAACCTGTTTGTTGTTGCTATCGTTAGGTTAGCAATCGCAGTTCCTGATTCAGAAAATCTTGTTTCAGGATCTTTTCCAACGTTGCCAACAAGAATGACTTTATTTACGGATGACATTTAATTTACCTTTTTCAAATAAGAATCCAATGGTCTTTCGGTGAGCCTTTTCCCAGACCTGCTGTTTTTCCTCCTTACTCATTCTGTGGCCTTGGTCAATTGCCGCATGGCAACGAAAACAAAGCGCAGCAACCCTGTAGTCATGAGCCTTTATGCCAGTTCCTTTGCCGTCTCGCTGTTGATTAGAGTGAGCTGCAACAATCGTCCCATCTTCTGCTCCGCACAGCGTACAGGGTAGTTCCCTGCAAGCCTCTAATAGTTTTACGGATCTCCAATTCATGCAGTGTTCCTAATGTCTGCCCTTAAATTTGCCTGCTCTGATCTCCAGATCTCGATTCTTGCCTGAGCGGCGATCAGATCCCAGCGTAACTTCTCTTCGATCTGAACCGCGGCTTCAAGAGCTTTTAATAACTGCAAGTAATCGGGATGAGCGTAAGCGTCTCTTTCCTGCGCTCCCAATGCTGACTCAAGTGAGCCCTTCATCAAAATCGCTTTTTTAGACTTCCTAAATTCTTCCAAATAGACTCTCTGAGCTTTGGCATCGGCAAACTGTTGCGCGTGTTTAAGAATGTAATCAACCGCTTTGTGAGGATCTTTCACTGGATGCCAAGCTCCTTTTTACGGATGTCTTTAGCGGCTTCAATGGCTTTTATGCTTTCCACCGACTCTTTGTGCTTTTTTACCGCAGCAGAAAACTCTTGTTTCAAAGTATCTTTGTTGGCTTTAGCAATCTTTCCCAAATCAATTTCAAGATCGTTTTTGACAACCTCATGCGTTTGATTCTCGGAGTCATTGTCGCCCTCTGTAGGAATACAGAATGCCTGCATGAGAGCGTACTTATAGGCCGCTGACATTGCTTTGTTGGTAGCCTTATCACCTGAGTCCATAGCCTCGCCTATGGTGCTTATAACGTGGCTAGAGCCATCTTCGCCTGAGACTAAAGCGAACTCCATTTCAACAGTGACATAGAACAAAGCAGTGCCGTGTTTGTTGACGCGCTCAGTTACGTCTCTGCTGGTGACCCTGGGAAGAACACATAACTTATGCTCCGCAAGAATGGGAGCCATAGCGTTGTAAACATCGTCTATACCTCTAAAGGTATATTTCTGTAACTCATTGATCCTGCCCTTCGCAATCCCAGCTTTCGCTATCGTCGCCATCACTTTGCTTATACTTTCGTATACTTTTTGCACAGCATTCTCCTATCGTATGAAAAAGAACATCATCGTCCCATAAATGATTCCGAAAGCAATTGCAACGATCCAATCCTTCTTGGTGTTCATATAATTTCCTGTCTAAAAAATAGTCGTAGTTCATAGCAAAAAGGGGCGCGAGGCCCCGTTGGTTTATCTCTCTTTGTGTGCAAGCCACCACATTGCGTGGTCGATTGCCTCATTCCAATTTGGCGTGTAACGGAATGACTTTTGTTTCCTTTCATGCGCTTTAAGTTCACCGCTGTAACCAAAAGCAAAAGTAAAGTCGTTGTCTCTTGTGATTTTTACCCAGTAATTTTTACTGCGGATATAACGAACATTGCGCTGAATGTTGCATTTCGATACAGCAAATGTTGATTTAATTTCGTTGATCTCTTGTTCAATTGTTGTGTTCATATCGCTTTCCGTTAGTTGGTGGAGTAATCTTAGCGAAACCACAAATGCTTGCAAGACAAATCTAATACCAGCAGACGAAAGGCAGGTTTTACACGATGAGCGGCAAATCACCAACGCAGCGCAGCTTAGAAATGTTGAGGGAAAAGGGTTATCTTTGCCAAGTTGTAGAGCGATGGAACCCTCATGCGCGGATCAGAATTGACCTTTTTACGATTGGCGACATCATAGCCATCAGGGATTCTGAGACCCTGTTAGTTCAAACAACGTCAGGCAACAATCTCAACGCCAGGGTAAAGAAGATAGAAGATTGCGAGTTCTTGCCTGCAATCATACGAGCTGGATGGAAAATTGAAGCCCACGGCTGGCGTAAACTAAAGTCAGGGTGGGCTTGCAAGATCGTTGAGTTTTAAGACTCTTCGACTTCGGTTGCTGCGATCAGACGGTCGTAGAGTTTACCCAGGCCGCTGTCAATAGATTGGTCACCAATCCACTCAACGAGTGCATCAAACTCATGCTCGGTGAGATCAATCGAAACAAAGACTTCATCCATGTTACACCTCAATTTGTTGGCCACGAAAATAAGGAACGCCCTCGATAACTTCCACCAACTCTGGAGGAAGCAATCGACCATTATTATCAAACGACAAAACGACAAAACCACTACACCAAGGTACTGAGTTTAGTTCAACGTATCTGAAGGCTGACGAATCAGGATCTGCCAGCATGCCTGTAGATACACCGTATCTCCTTCCCGAATAGTCTCCCCACGGCTTAACCTCTAAAAGATGCGTATGCCCTGTGACGCTATTCAAACCTGATTTCAAAACATTGTTGTAGCCGCTGTGAATGCCAGAATGTTGCATCCGATGCTTAATCATCGTGTTTTCGTTGACAAGAACAGCCCAGCTTACAGACCATTCCTGAATGTGATCCGTCAATGACGTACCTTTGATTCCACGAAATTCAGGCGCAGCATTTGCCAGCCGCTTGTCGAATCTGATGCAGTGGTTCCCAATGGTGCGGTGCAAGATCGTGCCAAGCCCTTTACATGCTTTGTGAATGGCATCCATGTGATATTGCACAGACTCTAGCTCCTGTTGCAATGTTGGACGCTCTGTCCAATCTTCCGCGCCATATTTGGAAATTATCGCGCCATCCAAAATGTCGCCGTTAGCCACGATCATCTGCGGCTTTGTCATCTTGATGACCTTTAGAAGCGCTTTAAAAGCTACAGAGGTTTGGTTGGGTTGAAAGTGAGCATCACTAAAAACAATCACGCGACCCGTGATGTCAACTACGCTTTTCATCTTGTCGTAGGAATGCGTAATCACGGCTTGGTTCAATCGACCGTCACTGGTTGTTTCCAGGGGAATGTTGTGCCGTTGAGACACCGAATTTCGACGGTTGTAGACGGTTCGGACGTTCGTGTTTAGGGCTCGGGCAACCGCAGCAGGACTGCCCAGTTTCAGCCAAAGAGCGATAAATTCTTCATCGGTACATAAGGCATTCATGACATCCCCTAAAAGGTTGCCGCCTTATATCACAAATTTTAGAATTTTAGTATGACTTGCAGGGATAAGGAACTTTGTTTAGACTTTTAGCTGGTTGATCGCATCGGCTAGGTTAGCTACCGAAAAGCAGACTCTTCACCTGCCTGCCGTTTGCACCTCATCAGTGAAGATGACTTTTTGAAGGAAAGTCTTATGCAGATCAAGAACTGGTCGAAGTTTCAGCATTTTCGCGACCGCAAACCACCGTGGATCAAGCTCTATCGTGACATTTTGGACGATAGGGAATGGCATAACCTTGAGCCAAAAGCTGCCAAAACGCTTGTCATGCTTTGGGTTATAGCTAGCGAGGACGACGGTCTTTTGCCCGACGAAGAAACCTTAGCTTTTAGGCTTAGATTGTCCATTCAGCAGCTGAGAAATGACATTTCAAGACTAGATCATTGGTTGGTACGAGATGATATCGACTTGATATCAAGTGAATATCAACATGATGCTCTAGAGAGAGAGAGAGAGAAAGAGAGAGAGGGAGAGACAACCAAATCCCCTAAAGCTACGCGTCTCCCCGAAGATTGGATGCCGAGCGCAGAGGATCTGGCTTTTATGGCAAAGGAAAGACCGGATTTGAATCCAGAGCATGTCATCTTCAGCTTCAAGGCTTATTGGTTGGAGAAGAAAGGCCGAGATGCGGAGAAAAGGGATTGGTCACGAGCTTTCAAGAATTGGGTGCTTAGAGAAAAGCGTGGCAATGTAGTTCAAGTCAGCAGCTCTTCAAACATGAACGATTTAAATCGGAGGGCAACGTAATGAAAGGCCACGACTTCGTAAACAACCTACAGCTTGCAAGCAAACCACCTAAAGCCGTTTTTATAGACTTCTCTGGCGAGCCAGATCCGCATCCTGACTATCCGGTTGTAGTCATAGATCCTAAAGACCGAGACTTTCGTTTTGTGAGACAGCTAAGGGTGTTTTTAACAGCAGAAGATCCCGACGAGGCTTATGTTGTCCTGCAAGCAATAAAAAAATATGCCCCCGCGCGAGTGGTTTGCCATTACGCCCCAGGCTTGGTGTGGGATTCGGAGGTGGACGCATGAACATCTTGGAAAATCTTGATTACAAAGCGTGGTATGAGCAGATGGAGGCATCTGTCAAGGTTCGTGCCGCTGAAGATTGCCTAGAAGAACTGATTTATCAAATGCGAAATCCGGTGGAGCAAGTTGACATTGTTCTCCCCTGGGAAAAGCTGCAAGACAAATTTCTTTACAGAGCAGGAGAGGTTACGGTGCTCGCCGGTCAGAATGGATCTGGAAAGAGTTTGATTGCTGGTCAGATCGCAATTCATCTGATGAGCCAAAATCAACGGGTTGTGATTGCGTCTTTTGAAATGAAGCCAGCAAGAACCCTGCAACGGATGATTCGCCAATGGTCGCGTATGTCATTCCCGACATTGCAAGCCCACGAGAAGTTCAAGGAATGGGTCAAAGATCGACTTTGGTTCTACGATGTTCAGGGAACTGTAAGCCCTACTCAAGTCTTAGGTGTCGGTGTTTACGCAAAAACAATGCTTGGCTGCCAGCATTATTTCATTGATAGCCTGATGAAATGCACCCGCGGTGAGACGGATTACGACTCTCAAAAAGACTTCACGGATCAGTTGTGTGCTCTTGCCAGAGATCAAAATATTCACGTTCATCTTGTCCATCACATCAGGAAACAGTCCGATGACAACAAAACACCCTCTAAAAACGATTTAAAGGGGTCTGGGAGCGTCGCAGATCAAGTGGACAATGTAATCCTCATGCACAGAAATAAATCGAAGGAGCGCGATTTTGAGGCTCACGGCTTTGTCGATCATTCCATCCCTGATGCGTTTCTAAGTTTTGAAAAACAGCGAAACGGTGAATGGGAGGGCGTTGCAAAACTTTGGTTTGACAAAAAGAGCCAGCAATACGTCCAAGATTCCGGTGGATTGACTACCGATTATCAGCCCAAACCCACCGTCCATCAGTAAACACTTTGCCAGCAAAAAAAAGTCTCACAACAATGCAATTTTACGGAGGCGATATGGAACCAACGAAAGAAATAGCAAAACACCCTAATTGGCCGTTTCAACAGACCCTAGTTAAAAACAAATGGGTAAAGAAAAAAAAGTGACTAAGAAAGACATTCTGAAAACCTTGGGGGAGGCTCCGTTTTAGAGGGGGCGCTCGGGTAACACGCGCAGTGCGACATTATTAAAGCGGCAGACGCTGTTGCGCCTCATAAACGCGGCAAAACATTAAAGGACAAAATATGAACCATCAAGAACTAGTAGCAAACCTTGCAAAGCCAGGGCAAGACATTGTTGACGAGCTCACGCCTATGCAAGCATTCGCTTTGCATATGGCAATAGGAGTGTCTGGTGAGGCTGGTGAGCTGCTAGACACCATCAAAAAGTTTGCGATCTACCAAAAGCCTTTGGATTTCACAAATCTTGTGGAGGAACTCGGCGACATAGAGTTTTACCTTGAAGGCATAAGGCAAGCATTTAGCTTGGATCGTGAAGATATTTTGAAGGCAAACATAGAAAAGCTGAGGAAGCGTTACGGAGAGACGTATACAAATGCAGCGGCGATAGCAAGGGCTGATAAGTGAAAAATCGTCCAATGACCGTACGGTGGTTAAAGCCAGGGGATATGTTTGAGTTGAAACGGACTGGGGAAAAATATCAATACATTTCCACAGAAATAAACACGCCTGGAGGCACAAAACACTGGGTTAGAAAATTGCTTGAGAAAGAGCGCAGAACTCTGCATCACTCTTGCCACATACGAATTATTTAGAGGAAATCATGAGCAAAGAAGCTATGCAGATGGCGCTTGAGGCGTTGGAGAGCGATCCAATAAGTCATGCCGGACTTGTTAACAGAAAGCAAGCCATCACCGCCCTGCGCCAGAGCCTATCAAAGAGGAAAAGAGCAATGGATAAAGGTTACTACTGCGTGGTCTGTGGCAAGTACATTGAGGCCGTCGATGATGTGATCGCGCATGACGACATACCGCACCCAGTGGATATGGCGTTTGACGAGGAGGAGAATCCGCAATGAGCGAGCAACTGATGACACAAGAGGAGTTGGCCTTCCGATGGAAAATCAGCGAAGCCACATTGGAGCGCGACAGGTCGCTGAAACAAGGGTGTCGATACCTGAAGATTGGGGGTTTGATTCGCTACAAGATGCAAGACGTGCTGGAGTACGAAGACGCTTGTACGTATGAGCCAAAAGCGGCCAAGCTAAAGGAGAAGAATCATGGCTGAAAACAAAAACGCAAAGACACCAGCAGATGACGGTCAGCCAGTGGCGTGGATGCACAACTTTATTGAGAATAATGTCATCACGCACATACCCGCAGATATTGGCCGTCACCCTGACCGATGGACTGCGCTTTACAAAGACTCAACTCTCTGCAAAACGTGCCAAGCACTTGCTATGGCAGTAATGAATGACCAGACATACCACGAAAAAGTAACCCCAAAGCAATGGGTTGGGCTGACGGATGAGGAGATTTGGAGCAATGGGAGTCGCTTGTCGTTAAGCGAGAGTGGTATTCGAGAGTTTGCCCGTGCGATTGAGGCGAAACTCAAGGAGAAGAACGGTGGATAGAGACGAGATTATCCGCATGGCGAAGCGCAAGAAAGCATGTAAAAGCATTGGTTAATCAAAGATTAGTAACCAGCGGAATAATGTTTAAGCATGAAAAAGGACGTAAAGGTGCATGGGCTAAATACTACAGGTCAATAAAATGAAATGTCCGTATTGCGTAGACAAATATAGAAATAGTTTTAATACGAAAGTAATTGACAGCAGAGCTTATTTTGAGGAGAACAAGCAAAGATATTATGTCGAGCGCAGAAGAGAATGTTTGAAATGCAAGACAAGATTCACAACAACAGAATTTTCACCAAGGATTAAAAATGATTAAACAGGAAGCCAAGCAAGAAAAAGATTGGGTGCAAGTGTTTTACTTGGACAAGATTATGATCGTGCCGCACTATATTAAGAAAGATGTTTATGTTCTACCTGGGGGGAAAGAGGTAACCAGCGCGACTTTGTTAGAAAACGGTGCATTTCAATCTGCAAGTTATCTGTGGCCGAGATTATGTTCAAAAAACGCGGCATGACAGACAGATGCCCACCATGCAATCAACAATGCAATCAAGGGAGGAGTTGTCCTGCACGTATGAACGCGTATATTGCTGGCGATGCAGTGTGGATGACTCCAGAAGATAAACAACCTCCGTTAGGCACAAAGATGTTGTTATTAAATCCTGGCGGCGTTTGCGTAATTGGCTTTTGGTCTGACCGATTTATTGCATGGGCTCCATTGCCTAAGATACCTAATCACATAAAGGCTTTGTTATGACAGATAATGTAAATCATCCAAAGCATTACACAAGTCTGGTATATCAATCGAGAAATTGAAAGGATACAAAATGGATCTGAATAAATTAGCGCAACAAACTTACATAAATTCACTGACGCAAGATTTAACGGGATGGGACAAAATAGGCATTCAACTGGAGCATATTGAGCAGTTGACAAAAGAACTGGAGTATCAAAGCGAACGACTGTTGAAGCTGTCCGAGGACTTCAAAAACAGTCTTGATTCCAGTCTATAAGAGGAATACAATACTTTTACTCCTTGTTGGTTAGCCCTCTCCGCGAGGGCATTTTTTTAGGCAAGCCAATGAAAAAGCATTTCTTGGAAGCGCTTAGGTCAGAAAAACCGGCTAAGACCCCAGGTCAATTCATTATGTGCCTACTCCACGGAGTGACCAACGCACACATCCTGCATTTACAGTCCAAGTCCTATGCCGAGCACAAGGCTTTAGGACATTTCTATGATGACCTGGGAGATCTTGTCGATTCAGTGGTCGAGCAATGGCAAGGGCTTGAGGCTGTAATCCTGAATTACCCTGTGGAATATAGAGCGCCAGCAGATACGGCGATAGCAGAGCTGGAATTTATGCTTGAGTATGTGAGGGTCTACAGAGGATCCATGGGTGATGACTCAGCGATCCAAAACAGCATAGACGAGATCGTTGCGCTCATGCAGTCAACGCTCTACAAACTAAGATTCCTGCAGTAATGCCCTACAAAAAGACAACAAAGGGATGGTACTGGGGAAGCAAGGGACCATTCGCCACACTACAAAAGGCTCAAGCAGTAGCAAGAGCAGCATACGCATCAGGATATACAGATGCCGAGAACACCAAAGCAAACAACCTGTCGAGAGTTAGGTTGCAATCAGCCAAAGGTTAATGGCTCGACCTTCTGCACCAACCACGGTGGCGCACTAACAGAAGAGCGTAAAGCATTTAATAAACTGTACAACACGAAGCAATGGAAACAGTTCAGACAGATCCAATTATCTAAACACCCGATCTGTGCTCGATGTCAGTCACTAGGTAAGATCGCACCAGCTCATCACGTAGATCATGTCATCCCTCATAAAAGAGACAAGGACAAATGGATGGGCAACCGCTTCCAATCCCTCTGCCACGAGTGCCACTCCATAAAAACAGGGCTCGAAAAGAAAGGCGAGGCTCACGATTATGCAAGAGGCGAGGTTGTGCGACTTGGAAATTTGGAATAACTTAAAAAAAATCGACGCTACGGAAGCG